GCAGCCCTAGCAGCAGCCCTAGCAGCATCCCCAGCAGCAGCCCCAGCAGCAGCCCAAGCAGCAGCCCCAGCAGCAGCCCAAGCAGCAGCCTTAGCAGCAGCCCTAGCAGCCCCAGCAGCAGCCCAAGCAGCAGCCTTAGCATCCCCAGCAGCTTCTTTATTTTTTTCTGTCGGATTTTTTAAATATTTTTTTGCTGCTTTAATGGCTAATCTAGGTCGTTTATCATCTGGGTATTTATCCTCGAAAATATGTAACACCAATTCAGCAGAATAAATCGAATATTTAATGCAATTTTCATGAGTGAATAATTTAGACAACATCCAATTATTCCAATCCAATTTATTATCTTCGTTTAATTTGTTTATCAGATCATAAACTTCGACTCCTTCCAGATTGTTTGTTTCAAAATATTTAAATCCTTCTTCGCAAGCTTTTTTTTGCTTTAAAAATTCAAGTGTTATGTTCATATTACTTTCTCTTCTCTAGTATCTTGTTTTGTATTTCGATAACTTCTTGAGCTTTTTTTATCTTATTTTTTGCAGTCATTATTTTATTTTCTTCAATTGCACCTAAATACCAAATATTTAGTTGTTCAAGTAACGCCTCTATTTGATCGTCGGTGCAGTAGATGGTTGAATTGATCTGATCGTAAAAAAATATCTGTGTTTTTTCCAATATTTTTTCTATCCCATATCTGTTGTGGCAATCAAAAAGGCTGCAGCTATTAATATAAATACAGAACAAAAATACACTATATTTTTCTTCGGGATAGTTCGTTATTTCCCTTTCTCCTGTTTTATATAAACACCTTGCTATCCCCCACCTAAGCGGAATATTTTTATACTGATCTCCAAAATTAACGCAATCTTTGCTTTCGGTAATTTTATTTTCTATAATGTAATTTTTAAAAATAGGCATTTTTTTTGCAAACATCTCTGCTTCTATCATCTTAATTTTAAGCTCTTTAAGCTCTTTTTTATATTGCTCAATCATTGTTTTCGCTCCTCTAATATTTTATCTACGATATCCAAGTCCCAGGCTTTGCTTCTATGTGTCTCAATTTCTGGGTCGGTCATAATTCGAGCATGATATCTACCCACCTTATCGCTTCCAAGATACTTGCGATGCATTTCTACTTGCACACGATTACCAACAACTGGGATCATATGCCCATTGTGTTGATTGACTAAGTAGTAATAGTGTCTGTCCATAAAGCCTCCTAGTGTTTAGTTGAGTTTTTTTCCTCAAGCAAATGATTGTAGTGCGCGTCATAGGCAAGATTGCTCAATCTTTCTAAAAAATCATTAACGTCTTTATGATATGTATTGGTGCTTGCGTCGATAATTGATGATAGTATTACTGAAAGCACCAAGACCGTAGTACAGTTATCTGCTTCTTTGATGATTGGCATCAAAGCGTCGTGCAATTCCATCGCAGCATCTCCTATCTTCAATGATATTTCTTCGTCAATGTCTTTTGATTTATTCTTCATATTTCCTCTATTATTGATATTGTGTAAAAAGTTTTTCTTTCCAGACTGCATAATCATCAGCAGTAAGAAAAGCCATGAAACCACCTTCGACCTGGACTAAGAAGACAGCCCAAGGTGCTAGCTTCAAAGCCAGGAGTTCATTCTTAACCTTTAGTTTTTGGATCATTCCTAACCTCATGATTGCACCTCCGATGGAAAAGTCACGATGACTTTTTTTTGCAAGTTGATCACAAGAGAAAGGAATTTTATTTTTGTCTTGTCATCTAAATGGCTTTTATTCGTTACATAATTACCGATAAATCGTAGATAGCTAAATAACCTTTCCGAATCCTTTTCTTTCTTTACATCTTTAGCCATTTGGATAAACCCAAAAATATCTAAAACATGGGATATTCCTGATTTTATTATGTATTGCTCGCCTTTATTTTGTGTGTTCATATTCGTATCTCCTATATTTGTTTATTGCTTTCTGTTTATGCCTATTTTCATAGGCTCTTTTGCTTCTTTGCGATAGATTAGTATCATCTATCTAGCTACTAGTATACTAGACTATGTGGTAAAGTCAAGCGATTAGCATGTAAGGAGATAACGGATTCTTTTGTAAGATAATGACTACATGATTTTCCGTCGGAATTTCCGACAGAATAAAACGGGGTACAAACGGGGTACAAACGGGGTGTAAATTGATTGACACTCCAAATTAAACCACTTAATATTGTTTCGGCACCCAAAAAATTAGCGCAAAAGATAGAATCCTTATCAGGGGTGGAAGCTACTCTATGTTTGCGCGTAGAGGGTGCCAAAACCCAGCGGAAGCCCCTGATAAGGATTTTTTTTGCTCAAAAGGAACTTTATGGCTAATAGGCGTTTAATCTCTCTTAGCATAGTGAACACAGATAGCTTTTTAGAGTTACCTCTTTCTTCACGCTTGCTCTATTATGATCTGATACTTCGTGCCGACGATGACGGTTTTGTTGGCAATCCAAAAAGAATTGCCAAAGATATCGGAGCGAAACCCGCTGATTTTGACAATCTAAATCTCCAAGGATATCTCATAGTTTTTGAGTCTGGAGTTTGCGTAATTCGTCACTGGTTTATACATAATTTAATGCGCCATGACCGCTATCATGAAACCCAGTACAAGGGAGAAAAAGCTTTATTGATAAAAATCGATAATATATACGAAATTATTAATATAAACAACGATGTCATACCAAATGGCAACCATCTGGCACCCGAAGTTAAGTTAAGTGAAGTTAAGTTAAGTGAAGATAAGAAATACTTATTGTCGGGTTTGCAAAAAAACGCAAACGCCGACAGCGCACATGAAAAATTTGTAAATCCTAAAGATTTGAAGATGGGAACGGATGAATATTTGCAATTTACGCTTAATCCAATCGACCCCAGGGACAGAGTATCGCTACATCATGCTGCCAAGGAAGTTTTGGATCACCTGAACGTGGTGTGTGGCAAAAGATTCAGAGAAACAGACGCAAACTTGGATTTTATTAAAGCACGCTTAAAAAGCGGAGTTAGTATCTCGATCTGTCGGAAAATTATAAATCTTAAATGCGCCAAATGGCTAGGTAGACCAGAATTTGAAGAATATTTACGTCCAGGCACTTTATTCAACAAAACTAAATTTGAGCAGTATTATGGCGAATTAAAACTTAGCGATAAAAAAGAGGAAAATTAAAATGAGCAACCAATGTCCAAGATGTGATAATTATTTGCATAACGGGTTTTGTAAAAGCTGTGGATTTAGAATCAGTGACGCTATCGAAATCAAAATCTCCAGCAATTGCAAGTGCGGAAAGCGAGGTAGAGAATTTATTTATGGAAAAAATACAGACAAAGAAAAACGCGAATATTGGTGCTACGATTGTCATCAAAAACGACGTTTTCATGGCTTTCAAAGCTCAGAACCTGTAACTTTTCGAACCCCTGAAGAAGCTGCATATTATAAACATCAGGATCAATACTTGAGAGCTTTATTTTATGGCGATAATCTCGATATTTTTGGAAATAAAAAACCTATCGACAAAAAAGAAGAAACAGATAATTGGTTAAATTGGATTAAAACAGAATACCCAAATCACTTCGACAAATGTAAGGCAGAAGTCGATTGTTACCGCTTCGATCCAGGTGCATATATGGCTAATGTGTTTGAGCGTTTGCAGATTCTTTCTAATAAAATGCAAAATACAATTTTAATTAATAATAACGAGGATTATGTGGGCAAAAATGAAAAATAAGGCATTGGAATAAACTGGAAAATAACGGAGGACATCGAGGGATGCCAGGGGGCATTGAAGGAAATTAGTTGAACCTACGCGATATTGCATTTATACTCGCGCATATGGCAGAAAGTCCTTTTAGCATAGAAGATAAGAGAAAGATTTTTCAGCGTTTTGAAGTGCTTGCTGAGGACATAGCATCATGTCCATCGCTGCAAGTAGCCGCTAAAAAAGCAGGTAGAGAAGCGATAGGTGAGGAAGTTGTATATTTCACCCTAAAAAATTGGGCGAAATTAGATGAAGAGTTTGAGATGGCGTTATCTTGTGCTTTGCTTGGTAGAGCAGAAGCGTATCAAGCTGTAGCTGAAGCTGAATTTAAAAAGCTGGAAGAAAGAACGGACATGTACTACGATGTGTGGGTATCGAAGGGGGGAGATTGCAGGGAGATGAACACGCTAGTTAACAAAGCGAAGTTGGTGATTGAGAGATGTGAAAGATTTGCTGGGCAACTTGCGCCCGAGGTCTACGGGGATTATTATCACGAGATCAAGAAGTGTGAAGAGGCTATCAAGTCGATGCAAAAGCAGATTATAGAAATGGTGAGTGGCAGGGTATGATCAAGCTAAAACACGCAAGCGTTCCAGATAGCAAGTTTAATAAATCGCAATTGCGGATGGGCGTATCTACCGAGATGGAGCACACGACAAGCAGGAAGGTGGCTAAGGGCATAGCTAAAGCGCATCTCGTTGAGATACCGGACTACTACACAAGGCTTCGCAAGATGGAGAAGCAGGCTACAAAAGGTAAGTAATTATGTGCAATTTTTTCAAATGGTTATTCAAATCTAAACAACAATTTATTGGAGTTAAAAACATGCGTGATTTACATTACATTGCAAAACTGTACGATCCTAAAACTGGGGAATATGTGGGCAAATTCGATTTCGTCATGGAAGAGATTGTAGGCAAAGAGGATGACAAATCAGAGGTTGAAGTAACCGAGGATAAGGAATAGGGTGCAAACCATGGCTAAAAACGCAAATAAACGCTCTGGGGCAAGCGATCCCACTCCATCCGTATCGGAGATGCCTAAAACGATGCCGAGGTCTCTAGACGCAGCTAATGCGATCGACAACCTAAACATCAAACGTGGTAGCGGTAAAAAGTAATGCGTAAGGACTCGTTTGAGTTCTATGTTCAATGGGCTATTGTGATCTTGATGGTTGTAATAGCCTGTTACTTAATGCTAAAGGTGTAACATGTTCATTCCATTATGGTTATTGATAATGATCATTGCAATTGTGGTAATTGATTGAGGTAGGTTATGCCATACGTTTCAAGTCAACAGCGCAAGTGGGCGCATACCAAGAAAGGCACTAAGGCTTTGGGTGGTAAGAAGAAAGTAGCTGAGTGGGATCGAGCGAGCAAAGGTAAGAAGCTTCCCAAGCGTGTCAAGAGAAAGAAGTAATGGCTAATGCATCGGATCTATTGCAAGCAATCATTGCATTTTGCGAATCTAACAATCTTGCTTATGAACTATGTAAGAAACTTGAATGTAAGCAATGGTTTGCGGATGTTGAGATAGAAGAGTATTGCCCAGTATGGGATGAGATCAGGATTATGTCGGGCAGAAATTCAAAGCTAACGCAAGAGCACCCTGGCAAGATAGACAAGTTGTACATTGGCGTTAGTGATTTCACACCTAAAAACTCCATTAATACAATCAAGAAATTCCTGGATAAAAAGTAATGAGTTTGCCGCAGCAGCTATCAAAAACTCAAATAGCTATAAACAACATCAGAGCTAACAAAGTTGCTGCATCTCAAGTCATAGTAAATCTTGACGATTATACAATAACTATTCCCGACTACCCCACGCCAGTCGTGTATCGTCCGACTAAAACCGCATTAAACTTCCATAGAGACGATGATAGGGTAAGGGTGGTGCGTGGACATGTCGGAAGTGGTAAAACTACCATGATGTGCGCTGAAGTGGTTTTTAGATCAGTTAAGATGGTGGCTTGTAGAGATGGGGTGAAACGATCTAGGTGGGCGATAGTGCGTAATACTTACGGCGACTTAGACAAGACTACGCTTAAGACTTGGCGCATGTGGTTTAGCCATCTTGGCGTGATGAAATGGCGTGAAGGTAAGAGCTTCACAATTAATCATGCATTTACTGTCATAACGATTAAGGGTGGAGTTGAATATCAATCGAGAGTTGAGTTTGAGATATTACCTATTGCGCTTGATAATGTATCGGATGTTACCAAGCATCTAAAATCTTTAGAGGTTACAGGGGTATTCTTAAATGAATTATCAGAGCTTAATCGTATGGTTCTTGATTTCTTTTCTGGTGGTCGTCTGCCCCGTTTCCCAAGCCTCAAAGATTTGCCGGATGTACACGAGCCATACTGGTGCGGAATATTTGCCGACACCAACCCGCCAGAAGAAGATAGTTGGATTTATACGCTGTTCGAAGTTGAACGCCCGACGGAATATAAAATGCTGGTACAGCCGCCGGCAGTATTGAAAGTTGGGGATAAGTACGTTATCAATCCTGAGGCTGAGAACTTAAAGAATATCGAGAATGGAGAGAGTGAGTATATCAAGATGACGTGGGGTAAGGATGAAGCTTTTATACGTGTCTACTTGATGGGTGAATATGGGACGTTATCAGACCAAAAGCGAGTTTATAATGGCTACAATGACAATATCCATTCAAGTGATACAATCAATATAGATTTTAAGCAGCCATTGATTATAGGAGCTGATCTTGGCACTGTGGCGCCTTTTATTGGCATAGCTCAAATGCAAGGAGCACAGCTAGTTTGTCTCAAAGAATTTTGTGGTGAGTTTACAACAATACGTGAGCTATGCGCTGATGCTGTAATGCCTTGGCTACATGATAACTGTAAAGGCATGCGGATTGATGCAGTTGTTTATGATCCTGCTGATACGTATGATGGTAGTGCGCAGCTTCGAGAGTTTTTCGGTTCGGCAGTTAGACCGGCTCAAACGAATAGTATAAAATTGCGTATTGATGCGATGAGTTTAAGATTGGCAAGATTGGTTAAGGGGCAGCCATTGATTGTTTTTTCGCGTCAAGGTTGTCCGCAAACTCGCAAGGGTTTTAATGGCAAATATTACTATCGCAGAGTGCAGGTGATAGGCGAGAATAGATATACTGAAGAGCCACATAAGAATCATCCATTCAGTGATGCGATGGATTCTTGGGCTTATATATCGCTATATGTAAACTACGAATCAGAGTTTGATAAGGCGTTTGACGAAAGACAGTTTGCGCTTGATATGTGGGAGCTGAGACAAAGAAGAGATAAAGCGGATCATATAACGGGGTATTAATGATTACGATTTATGAACTTGATAATTATTTAAAGGAATATAAGAGAGAGTTAAAATTTATTTTATCTGCACGATGCTACATGACAACAGAATGTTTTAATTGTTGTGATCGTCGCAAAGGTTCATGCGTTTGTGAATTATATGATGTTGATATTGGCAAATGGAATCAATATAGGAAAGATTATGCTGATGGAAAAGGTCGGTATGATTATTGGAATGAGAAAGAAAAAAAATACATGCATGGTGGTTGTGGTAGGGTAGGTTTTATTAAATATTTTATTTATAGAAGGCTCGAGGAAAATGGCGAAATATAGATATTATTGTAAAAAATGCGGATGGGAAAGAAGCCAACTAATGGATAAAAGTGATTACTCTGTTTGGTGTCCTAGATGTCGAGATGGACAATGTGAGGTTGAGGATTTACTTAATGGTCTTGTTGAATATCCAGATTGGCGCAAGATTTTTAAAGTAGTGGGGTATTGATTATGGGAATTTATCAAGAAGACTATACGAAGCAATCTACGACTGACGATATGGGATATAATCCCAAGAAAGCTAATCTTGAGCTTTTAAAACGCTATGCTAGTGAAGTAAACATTGCTCCTAAATTGGATGAGGATTTTTTAAAGCAATTGGGTGATGATTTAGTACGCCTTGTTAGCTCCGATGATGATACTCGTAAAGAGTGGATGGAAAAGTATAACGGCGCGCTAGACATTGCGATGCAGAAGATTACTACTAAAACCTATCCATTCGATAATGCTTCTAACGTTAAAATACCGCTTATATTACAGGGTTGTGTGCAGTTTAATGCGCGCATCATGCCCGAGATAATTCAGAACAATAAAACAGTTTATGCGGCAGTTAGTGGTACGCCAATGCTAGATGATGAGCAAGTGGCGAAAAGATTATCAGATCACATGTCGCTGCAAACAATGAAGACGATGGAGAATTGGGTCAGTGATACTGATAAATTACTATTTAGCTTATCCTTAGTTGGCACTATATTTCGTAAAATATGCTATGACCCTATTGCACGTAAGCCAGCATCGTTTATCTGCTTGCCTACTGAAATTATAGTTAGGAACGATGTCTCATCGCTTGAGAAAGCAGAGCGTATCACGCATATATTGCGTATGAGTCGCAATGATATTATTGAACGTATTCGCTTTGGAATTTTCAGCGAGGATTGTCTTGATGAGCTTCCGCTCACTGATGATGATAGCACCGAAGAAGCAGACAATAACTACTCATCTGATGATGATGAAAAGGAATCACCATCTGATGAAATAAATAGTAAAGATAATTATTATTTGTGGGAAGTGGCTTGCTTTATAGACTTAGATGGAGATGGATATTGCGAGCCTTATACAGTTACGTTAGTTCGCAAGACTAAAAAGATTTGTAGAATTGCAGCTCGGTTTGATGAGCGAGATTTGGTGCTAAATAGTGATGGTGATTTAGTAAGAATCAATCCTGCTATGTATTATGCGGCGCATATTTTCTTGCCTTCACCCGATGGTACTTTCTTGGGTATGGGGTTTGGGCAGATGCTTTTGCCGCTTAATCGAGCAATTAACTCAGTTACAAATCAACTAGTCGATGCTGGAACTCTAGCTAATCTTCAAGGTGGATTTTTAAGTAAAGAATTGCGCATTCGTAAAGGCGAGATGCAATTCAGTATGGGGCAATGGACGATAGTTAATCTCGATGCGAGCATGGGTAGTTTAGCTAATCACATTTATCCTTTGCCATTCAAAGAGCCTTCGCAAACGCTTATGGCTCTATTGCAGTTTCTAGTTGATTTTGGCAGGCAAACAGCAAATATCAGTGACGTTTTAATGGGTAATCCAGCTAGTGCTAACATGCCCGCCACTTCAGTTGTGAGTTTAATTGAGCAAGGGAGCAAAGTATTTAGCAGTATTTTAACTCGCCTTTATGAATCGCTTCGCAAAGAATTTAATATTTTATTTGAAGTAAATAAAAAGTATTTATCGCTCTATCCTGAAAAGGATTTGATGACTAAGAGTGGATTTGTTACGCAGCAAGATTACGATAATGAGCGATTTAATATTTATCCTGTTGCCAATCCAGCTATGGGAATGGATGCAGTAAGACTTGCTAAGATGCAGGTGTTGATGCAGATGCAAACACCGCTTATTAATCAGAAAGAAGTAATCAAGCGTTATCTCGATGTGCTTGGTATTCCAGAACCGGAGAAGGTGTTGACTGATGAAAAGACTTTGGCACAACCTTCGCCGCAAGAGCGGTTAATTATGGCTCAAATAGCTGAATTACAAGCTCGCTCTCAAGAAATAGGCATGAAGTCGGCTAGGATCATGACCGAAATAGATTTAGATGCTATAAGATTAGAACTTGAGGAAAAAGATAAGCAAATTAAGGCTATACAAGTCGGAATGCAGGGAGCAATAGGTAAAGCTAATGCTATCGCTGCAATTACTGCGGCAGAAGCAAGGCAAGCAGGTAATCAATCTGCTGAAGCAGCTAAAGTTGTAGATGAGGAAGTAGTTAAAAGTCCAGTACCAATTGATTTTAGTTCGATAGATCAAAAGTTTAACTCCTTGCAACAGAACCAGCAAGGTGGTAATGCAGGACAAAATGCACAACAAGGTATGGGACAAGGTGGGCAAGCACCTGTAGGACAACCTGGACAGATGAGCGTGCAAAATGCACCCAATCTACCTCCAGAGTTGGATGCGGCTTTGCAGCAGATGAGCGCAGAGCAACAAAAGTAAGTATAAACAAAGAGATGAAACGAAACGTTTCACGTGAAAAAATAAGAGAGATTAAAATATGCAATTAAATATGCCATTAGTTGGTGGGTATTACGATATAGATGTATCTCAAGAAAAAGAAGATCCGCGCATTACAGAAAAAAGGACTGCATTTCATAATTGGAAGAATAACGACGAGATTACTAAGCTTGTTTTCAACTTTCTTCGTGAAAAAACCAATGAAATAACTACGCGTATTGTTAATAATGCTGCATCTCCCGATACTATCGACCACAAAATCTACAATTACTACGCTTGCGCTGCAAAACTACAACTTATTACTGAAATCCTTACGCTTTCTCTTGATGACAAACAGTTCCAGGACTCAATATTGAGGGAGGATAAAGATGGCAAGTAAAAAATCAATTGAATGCAAGATTAGGCCGCTATCGCATCGCATTATTATTGAAGAGCGCGAAGTAATAATGAAAGTAGGAAGCATCGAAATGCCTGGAAGCATTAAAGACAGATCGCAGCAAGCTATGACTGAAGGTAAGATTATCTGTATGGCTGAAGATGCTTTTGATTTTCTTCCTGAAGGCTCAAAACCCCAAATTGGTGATATCGTTCATTTCGTTAAATACGATGGTATTGGCAAAACATACGATAAAAAGAACTATCGCATTTTAATGGATGATAGCGTATGGGGACTTTCAAAAGACTTTATCGAACTTGATGAGAAAATAATTGATGGTTAAGAGGAAATAATAATGGCACGTCCTAAGAAACAAAGTAATGAAGCTTTAACTGGAATGGAAGGAGCTTTGGCAATGCAATCAGCAGCAGCAGAGACTCCAGCAGCAGATTCTAGTTATGATGCAGACCCAATCCCAACCACAGAAGCAACTGTTGAGATAGACCCAGTAACACCGGTACCTGTTACTTTACCCGAACCTATTGATACAGTTGAGACTAGTGATTCTTACGAGAATTTATCGCAGCCTGTGTTTACCGAAGATGAAACTAGAGCAATGCAGTCGGGCTGGACTCCAAAGGAAATATTTAAAGGAGATCCAGATAAATGGCGGGATGCTAAAGCTTGGAATGATAGGAATAATATTCATAGCGTTATTGATGAGCAAAAACGTGAGATCTCAGAGATGAGGCGCAAGCAAGATGAACTGCTTCAGATCTTACGAGAAGATAGAGCGCGCATTGCTGCAACTCAGCTCGCTACTATTGAAAAAGAGCGTGACGAAGCGATTAGAAATGGCGAAGTAGATAAAGTTAAAAAACTCGATGATGTTGTATTTGGGTTAAGATCAGTTGCAGGGAATTCTCAAATTGCGCCAACTGCTGCGCCTTCAGTACCAGTTCAATCAATACCTGCAAAAGAAATTACTGATTTTGTCGAGCGTAATGCATCTTGGGCTAAAGGAAATACTACGGATGAAGTTAGTATTAGAAAAAGATCTTATGCGTTAAGTCTGGGCGGCGAATTAGATAGAGCTAAACCAGGTATGCCGTTAGCTGAGAAAATGGCTTATATTGAAAAAGAAGTTAACCAACTATTTGATAAACAAGTAAAAAACGTAGCACCAGTCGAAATGAGGAGAACATCTATGGCTGCAAATACCAGTCCAACAGGTTTGCCAAATTATGATGCGGTTGAACCAGAGGCGCGAAGAATTATTGAGAGTTTTTTAGGAAAGGCTGAAGTTAATGCTCGGCGTAATAAAAAACAATTTAGCAGAAGTGAGTTTAGAACTAATTACGTGAAAGATTTAATCAAAGATGGAACTATAGGTCGAGATGGAAAGTTTGTTCAACGCGGGGGTAGATAATCATGGCTAATGAACTCGATCAAGTAAAAAAGGTTGAACCAAAGAAGGTTTTAACGCCTAGAGAAAAGGCTCAATATCTTAATGGAAGGATGAAGGTTGATGTAATCAAGCAATATGGACTTGATGCTGATAACTTTCATTATCATTGGGCTAATGCTGAAGGAGAAGGCGGCTCCAATGTTGAAATGTACATGAATGTAGGGTACGATAAATGTCTAGATAAAAATAAAGTCCTAATAACGAGAAAAGGACAAAATCTAGGTATTACGCAAATATTAATGAGGATTCCAATAAAAGAATACGAAGCAATACAATATCATAAATTAGATGAAGCAAGAGAGATAGATAGAGACATAGGGAGAAAAAATATCCCAAATTTAAAAGCATCAGAGATGTACGGGGAAGTGAGAACTGCCTCGGAGATTGTTAAATAGCTTCAAACTAATTGTAAAGCAGAAAGTAGCACGAAAATAACGATTGCGTTATTTTGCGTGCTTTTTTTTTTGCTTTTTTTCTAACTAATTTATTTTATTGTGAGGCTTAAAATGGCTAATACGAATACTATTTTTGGCGCTCGTTATTTAATGGATCCATTTGGTGGTGGTGCTACTGGTAAATTGATGCCTTTTGTTGTTCCGGCGTCAGATCCTACCGCACTATTCATTGGGGATTTCGTTAAATTATCGGGTGGTTCATCCGCTTCTGAGTCAGCTCTTGGTTATCTTCCTACTATTCAACAAGCTGCGGCAACTGATGTAATTCTTGGTGTTATCGAAGGCTTTGGTGTCGATCCAGATAATTTACAAAGAATTCACCGTCCTGTTAGTACACTGCGTGTTGTGTGGGTAAACGTTAACTATAACGCTTTCTTCACAATTCAATCGCGCGGCACTGGTGCGGCTGCTGATATCGGCAAAGTTGGCGATATCGTAGTTGCAGCTGGTAGCGCTGTTACTGGTTTATCTGGAATGGAATTGCTGCATAGCGATTTGGGCACAACTAATGGTCAATTAAAGATTGTAGGACTCGCTCCAAACAGTGAGTTCGGTCTTTATACCAAATTTGTTGTAATGATTAACGAGCACGCCTACAAAGTTGTATCAGGCGCTTAATTAGAGGAGATTAACAATGGCAAGTGTTATTATTAGAGGCTCAACGCCTCGGCTAATGCGACCTGGTCTAAGAGATACTTTTGGGCTTATGTATGCTCAATTACCTGATCAGTGGAGCAATCTATACGAACATCACTCTTCAACTCTTAACTACGAGGAAGACCAGCAGATTATTACTATGGGTCTTGCAGCAATTAAGAATGAAAGTGCTTCAACCACATATGAAGATGTTAAACAGGGATATCCGTCACGCTATCTGCACGTTGCATACTCATTAGGATTTATTATTTCGCGTGAGCAAGTTGCTGATAACTTATATTTGAAAACTGCTGAGATCAAAACTAAAGGTCTTGCGTTCTCAATGGCGGTTACCAAAAACTATAATGGGGCAAATATTTTCAATTTTGCATACTCAACTGATGCAGATCATTTAGGCGGCGATGGCGTTTCTTTGCTTAACGTTGCACATCCAACTGAAAGCGGCAATATGAGTAATACCTTTGCTGTTTCAGCTGATCTATCAGAGAGTTCTCTTGAAGATATGATTATTCAAATTCAAGATGCTCGTGATCCTAAAAACAAGAAAATGGCGCTACGCGAAACTGCACTATTGATTCCAATTCAATTGCAATTCGAAGCGGAGCGTATTTTACGCAATCCACAACGTCCAAATTCTGCGGAAAGAGATATTAACGCGATGTTCAGCATGGGTCGTTTCCCACAAGGCATCTACATTAATAACTTCTTAACCAGCACGACACAATGGTATGCGTTAACCACCTGCCCGAACTCATTAAATTATTTCGAGCGCGAAGCTCTTGAGTTCTCAGATGATAACGATTTCGATACCGATAACATGAAGTTCAAAGTGTATGAAAGATATTCATTTGGATGGTCGGATTGGAGAGGTGTTTACGGAAGCGGTAACGTTTAGTTTTTAAATTCAGAGCGGGAACTAAAAAACCCGCTCTGGTTTTTTACTTATTATAAATCCATAAAATGGCGGCGAAAGTCGTTAGTGAGGAAAAATTATGTCTTCGACTTATTCAGATTACAATCACGGATTTACTCACGGTGTTACCGTGCGTAATGTTCCAATTAATTTAACGCTTGGCACTAAAGCTAAAACCTTTTGGGTAGATAGTGTACATGGCAATGATCATAACTTAGGTACTTTTACTCGTCCCTTTGCAACTTTAGATTATGCAATTGGCGAATGCGCTGCAAATCGCGGCGATACTATTTACGTATCAGCCAAACATGCTGAAACTGTAGTTGCGGCTAGTGGTATTACTTTTGACGTAGCTGGTGTTTCGGTTATATTTTTAGGAGAAGGCTCAGATCGCGGAACGATTACTTTTAGTACTCTTGTTGCTGCAAGCATTGTAGTTAGCGCAGCAAACGTAACGATTAAGGATGCTCGCTTTGTTGCGGGTATTGATGCTTTAACCAGTCCTATTGCGATTACGGGTGCAAACTGTAGGATTAGTGGCGAATGGTATGATGCACCAGCAAAAGCTGCGACAGATTGTATTATTACTTCTGCTGCTGCTGATGGATTGATTATTGATGGATGGAAATATTATGAGAGCACTACTGGAACTCAAAAGAATTCTCAGATTAGATTGCTTGGTGTTGATAATGCAGTTGTAAAAAATATTGACATCGTTGGTGATTTCATTGTTGCCAATATTAATAATTTAACTACGGAATGCTTAAATTTACGTTTAGAAGATATTAAATTAAAAAATATTAATGCAACTCCAAAACCAGGTATTGTGCTGCAAGCAAATACTACTGGCTTTGCTAAGAACTTAGATGTTCGTATTGCAAGCGGTACTACTTATATTTCAAGTCTTGCTAAGATTAACTGGGATAATAATTGTCTTGGTTATAATAGCGATGGTACTGGTGGTGATCCAATTGGTGGCGCAACTGGTGGAAGTATTGAAGCCAAGATAGATGCGATTCAAGCTGATATTGGCGATCCATCTGCACGTGCTAACTTTCCGTCACTTGAAACAATGATTGGTATTCCTGATGCTGTAAATTCCAACTTAGGCGATATTTTCATTACTGGGTATGACTCTACTGCTACAGTTCCGGGTGCCAATGGTTCAGTGCTTGAAAGATTAGAAGTTATTCAAGCAGCGCTTGCTTCACCACAAGGTGATTTGTATAAAGTTGGAACTTGCGATGTAGGCATGGTTGATTCAAAAACATCTATCGTTGCAGCTGATCTAGCTGGTATGGGCGATGATTTTTACAATCTCAAATATTATATGCAAGTTATTAGAAATGATAACTCACATGGCGCAGCTCCTGAAACTGAGATTCGTCAAATTACTGACTACACCTCTGTTTCCGGTACTTTTGTCGTGAATGCATTTAGCGCAAATGTACAGGCTTCAGACAGGATTGCTCTTGTTCATGAGTCTTTAGTATCTGGAACAAGTCCTATTGGTACTATGGTTAATACAGTTAATACAACTGCAAATACAATCAATACCAACATTGGCGATCCTTCAGGGCATACATTAACTACACTTACCGCTAAATTGGGTAATAGCGCAACTACAGTTACTGCTGATTTCACAACTGTAAAAGCAGCTGTGGCGAAAATTGATGGTGCTACATTAGCCGTTGCTCCAACTGCTGGCTCATTAGCTACTTTCATAGCTTCTGGTGGCGTTGGATTGGGCACCGCACTTGATAACTCCAAGTCATTGGTTGACGCTTTAGGTTCCAACGGTACGACTGTTGTTGCTACTGCTGGTTCTGTTGGTGGTCAAGTTTTACTTACCAAAGCAGAGGCTTTAAAGATTGATAGCGCAACTTTGGCTGTCTCTCCAACTGCTGGATCTTTAGCTAGGTTTGTTGCTTCAGGTGGTACTGCTCTTGGCACACCATTAGCAGATAGTAAATCTCTTATTAATGCTATTGGTACTGATGGTACTACTGCTGCTGCTGCAACTGCTGCGAGCGCGGTATCCTTATTTGGCGCCATTGGAACTAACGAAGCAGATGCTACCACTCCATTCAGCTCAGCCAACGTTCAGGCGAATGCTGATGGTACAGTACTCGAAAGAGAAGAGTTTATTCAAGCTCAAACTAACAAATTAGATACTGTAACTTTAGCTGTTGCTCCAGGTGCAGGTTCGCTTGCTACATTTATCGCGTCTGGTGGTGTAGCTCTTGGTACTCCGCTTGCAACTTCTAAGTCATTAATTAACTGTTTAGGTACTGATGGTACGACAGCAAATGTAGCTACGGCTGCAAGTGCTGTTTCTTTGTTTGGTGCGATTGGTACAAACGAAGCTGATGCGACTACGCCATTTAGCTCGGCAAATGTGCAAGCAAATGCTGATGGAACAGTGCTTGAGCGCGAAGAGTACATTCAAGCTGAAGCAGATAAAATTGATATGGTTACATTAGCAGTTTCTCCTGCTGCTGGATCGCTGGCGCAATTTATCGCGTCAGGCGGCACTGCGCTAGGTGCTGCTCTTGCAGCTAGCAAGTCAATTGTCGATGCTATTGGTTCTAATGGTAGCGCACTTGTCTATGGTGCTGGCTCTGCATTGGGTGCGATTGGAACTGTGTTTACTATCAAGAAAACGATGGTATCAAGTGCGGTTCTTGAGTCAGCTCCTGTTGCGATTACGAGCGCATCAAGTGGTGGCGAATTACAGATTGAAAATGTAGTTGTCAAAACTGATGGTACGGGACTTGCTACTGGAACTAACTTTGAGGTTAAGACTAACAACGCACGAGGCGAGCTTAACTTCTTTGTTGAGACTGTTGCGAATCTTGGTGCTAGCAAGACCGTTGATATGGCAGGAGCAAGCGTCACTGGTGAAAACACTGTCCTTGAATCAGGCAAGATACTCCAAGTCCATGCGACTGGAGCTGATTGTACTGGTGCGGGTGAGATTGATATTTATGTCACCTTTAGACGTCTTTCTGCTGGTGCGACTGTTGCTGCATTGTAATGTTTATTAATAAGAAGGGTGGTGGGAAACTATCACCCTCCTTTTAGGAGTTTATATGGCTCATACAGTTACTACTCAACAAATTCACTATGGGGATAAATTTGTAGTCATTAAAGTTAACATTAAAGGGGACGCTGGCGATGCTTCTGAATTAACTAAAGCGGTTTTATTCAATGCCTCTGATTACGCAAGCAAAACAAAAGAAAAATTATTTAACATCTCCTATTCATTAAATGAATTTTCAGCAGAATTATTTTGGGATGCGGCTACGGATGTAGCGTTAATTTCATTAGCCAAAAGCCGTCCTTATCACATGTGCTATGTTGAATTAGGCGGTCTCAGAAATAACAGCGGAACTGGACGAACTGGAGATATTCTTATTTCTACTTTGGGTCTTGCTTCAACGGCTAGGGATGGTCATATAGTTTTACGAATTTCTTGGGAAGAATAAAGAGGAAATCTTTTTATGGCGCATACAATAACAACTCAAATTTTAGAGTCTGGAGATAAATTTGTAATAGCCAAATACAATATTAAAGGCGATGCTAAAGATGCATCCGAATTTAAAGCAGTTACTTTATTTGATACATCTGATTTTATTATACCTCCTCAGGGCTCAACTTTTTTTGCAACATTTAAAAGCGATTTAAATGGAAATTATGGGGGTGGCACATTAACGGGCACTCCACAAGGTAGTGCTGCTATAGCAAATGGTCAGTTAGATTTAAATTATTCGGATTGGAGATATGTAGATTTTGATGCAAAAAATAATGCAGATAGCCAACAGAAAGGTGCGATTAAGTTTAAGGTTACTCCAAATTATGCGGGTGCTCCTCTTGCTGATCATAGTTTTATTAATGAATGTAAAGCTGATAGTGCCTCAAATAACATGATTGATATTATGCATCATTCTGGAGATGCAAAGATGGTTCTAACAGCTGTAGATAAAAATAATGCGCTTGTTTTTCAAACTCCAATTGGTGTTTGGAATCCCGTAGCCGGAACCGAATATGAGATGGAATTGGATTATGATTTTACGACTGGAGCTACAAGATTTTTTATTGAAGGTGTTCAATTAGGAAGTACAATAGTTTCTACATTGCTGCGCGATTCTAATATTGGATTATTCAGAGTTGGATCAAATTACGATCATACTCATGTTTCAAATTTTTATATCAAAGATGTCGTAGTATTTTCTGATGTTCAACATACTGTTGATTATATCCCCGGATATACCTTGTATAATTTCATACCTGGAAAGACGGATGATAAATTATTTGATATCGAATATTGCTTGAACAATTTTTCCGCAGAATTATTTTGGGACGCAAATGCTAATGTATCTCTTTTGACTTTAATTAAAGATTATCCATATAAAGATTGTTTTATTATTAAAGAAGGTGGTTTGAGAAACAATGCCGGAACTGGCAAAACTAGGAATATTTTAATAACGACAAATGGTTTGGCTGGATCAAGTTATGATGGGCACATAATTTTACGAGTTTCTTGGATGTGATATGCCACATGCTAATTTCCTAAAAAAAGATAGTTGGAATGTAATTTGCGACAGATGTGGTGGCAAATTCAAAGCTGAGAAAATATTTCTCGAATGGGATAATTTGCGTGTCTGCAAAAAGTGCTTTGAAATAAGACATCCACAAGACTTTGTTCAAGGATATGTGGACAAGCAGACGCCGCCATTTGTTCGCTCTCCGCCAACTGATGTTTTTGCGAGTTAATACATGACTACTTCGAACAGTACAGATTATACGATTACAGCGACTGAATGCATCACGATGGCACTTGAGGAGATTGGTGTCATGGGTGAAGGAGATCAGCTTAGCCCGTATAACTATGGTGTAGGCAAGGGAAGATTAAATTTATTACTAAAAGACTGGCAGAATTTTGCTGAGCATCTGTGGGTTAGGCAAAAAGCAGTTTTGTTTTTGCAGAAAAATCAATATTCATATGAAATCTCATCTACCAGTACCGATAATATTACTGCTGATGCTTTAGATAGCACAACTCTTACGGTAGCGGCTGCAATTGGTGCTACAACTTTAACTGTTGCTAGCAGCACTGGTTTTGTAGCAAGCGATATTATTGGTGTTCAACTTGATAGTGGCAGTTTCTTTTGGTCGACAGTAGTTAGCGCGCCATCTGCAACTTCAATTTTGATTGCTGATGCGTTAACGGGTGCGGCAGGTATTGGTAAATATGTATTTGGTTATACCAACAGATTAACTACAGTTTTTAATGCATATTCAGCAACGCGTAGATTGATTACAAGTAATATTGATATCCCGCTTATTTATCAGTCTTACACGGATTATTCCAACATGCCCAATAAGACAAATATGGGTACGCCAAATATGTGGTCTTATGACAGGCAGATAGATAAATTTATAATTAATATTTGGCAAAATCCATCAGACGTTTCTTATTATATTAATTTTGTTTTGGATCGGAAAATTCAAGATATAGATACGAGCATTGATAATTTTGATCTGCCACAAGAATGGAGCAATCCAATTATGCTAAATCTTGCTGTGGCTCTAGCTCCTGCTTATGGGAAAGCTCAAGGTGAGAACTTTCAGAAAACTGAGAAGAATGCTGAGGCGGCTCTAGCGCGCGCATTGAGAAACGATAATGAATTAGGATCAATTCATATCATACCTTCGAGGAGTGATATTAGAGGTAGATAATGGCGATTAAGCGTACATCAATAGATTTTGCTGTAGCAGCCAAAGAATATACGCCAAAGCAGTTAAATGCTCAGACGTGTAAAAATTGGTATGGCGTTTATGATGAAACCGCTAAGTTTAAAAATGTTTTGTTTCCATTTCCGGGTTCGCTTCTTTGGTCGAATGATGGTGGGACTCATAAAGCAGTGAGAGGAATGTATAGTTTAAATGGAAATTTTTACGCCATAGTTGATGATGAGTTTAGGATTTATAACGATACGGGAGAATGGAATAAAATTGGCACGCTTAATACTGGGGAAGGATTTGTAAAGTTCATGGCGAATGATAATCAAATATTTCTAACTGATTATCAGAATGGTTATGTGTACCAATTGGTTACTACTACAACTAGAACTAAGGGGGATTTTTTTAGGATTGCTAACGCTAGCTCATTTATAGGTAAGGCGGTATTTGGCGGGTCTGGATTAAATGATATGACTGCGCTAGGTACTTTTACAGGAGATAGCAATAAAACCTATAGAATTGAAATTGATGGTAATGGTACGCCAAATACCTTTAGGTGGAGCAATGATGCCGGGGTTACTTGGGAAGCTTCAGCGGTGCCAATTACGGCGGCAGATCAAACATTAGAGAATGGAGTGCAGGTTGTATTTAGCCATACTACAGGACATACATTGCTTGATTATTGGACAGTGCAGGTAACGATTGATAGTGCATTTTATCCGCCGATAATTCCGATTTATTTAGATAGCTATGGCATATTTCCTAAGGCTAATACGCAAAGATTTTACTTATCAAGCAGTGAAGATTTTAGCGTTATTAATGCGCTTGATTATTCAAGCACTAATGCATTTCCAGATAATGTTGTGTGTGGCGTCGCGTTAAATGAAGAGATTGTGCTTATCGGAACTTGTACCACTGAAATTTGGTATGACACGGGACTTAGTCCGTTCCCATTGCAGCGCAGACCTAATTTACTGCTTAACTGGGGGACAAGTGCGCCATATTCATTAGCGTGGGCTTCTAATAACGCTGTATTTTGGTTGGCGCAATCTATTAATGGTGGACGAGTTGTGGTGATGATGTCTAACTACAGTGTACAGGTAATTTCAGATCCTGCGTTAAATGAAAAGCTTCAGAATTATGCTTATGTAGATGATGCATTTGGTTTTGTTTGTGAATGGACTGGAAAGATATTTTACTTTCTTACCATTCCAAGCGCTGACATAACTTGGGTTTATGATTTTGATGCTAAGGCTTGGAGACAGCGCACGACTTTACGCGCTTCTGAAGATTTGAAGAAACAGGATTACAAGGAGGGTAGATATTTAGCTAATTGTCATGTTTACCATAATGGTGAGCATTACATTGGCGATTGGAAAAGTGGGAATATTTATAAGATGTCTAACACTTATTTTAAAGATGGAACAATGGCGATAATTAACGAAGCAATTACGCCGCCGCTTCATATAGATGCGAATCGAGTATCTGTATATTCGCTTCAGCCTGTTTTAGAGGCTGCGACAGGACTTGTATCAGAGCAAGGAAGCGAACCCACTGTAATGCTGCAATATTCAACTGATGGTGGCTATACATGGAGCAGTGAAATGTGGCGAACTCATGGAAAGATGGGTGAGTATGATCGTAGAGCTAAATGGGACAAGCTTGGATATGGAAGGCAGACAGTTTTTAAAATAAGAATTTCAGATCCGGTTTATAAAGTTTTAATGGGTGCAATAGTTGAACTTGAAGATACAGGATCATAAATTTAATTAAACGGGTAAATATATGGGTTTATTCGATTTTGGTGGTGATAAAGTAGATTTCAGCGGTGCTGAAAATGTTTACGATCAAAGCTCGCAGCAAATATTAGAGGCGATTAAACAAGCGCAGGCTCAAGGACGCACTGATATAGCCGATTCTTTAAAAAGATCATTATCAATGAATCAGCCCTATATGCAGAGTGGTAATACCGCAATGTCTGCATATCTTAATAGTCTTGGTATAGGAAGCGAGGGCGCGCAAGGACAGCAAAATTTGAGAGATAAATTTCAGCAAGGCCCTGGATATCAATATGCATTACAACAAGCACAGCTTGCTACACAAAGAAAGGCAGCTGCTTCAGGTCAAGGTATGTCTGGCGCTGAGCAAAGAGAACTTGGGTCTCAAGCCGAAGGATTGGCTAATCAAGATTGGTCTAACTGGCTTGGAAATTATCAAAATAGATTATCTGATATTGCTGGTATAGGGCAAAGATCTGCAATGCAGCAAGCTGGGTATGAAGTTCAGGGTGGTAATTGGCTTGCTAATTTAGGACAGAATTATACAAATATGAGCACTGCACAAATGCAAGCGGCAGCTAAAGCTAGAGCTGAAGCAATGATGGCAGAGCAAGTGCAGAATGCACAATCTTCAAAAGATTGGTGGAGCGGGCTTGGTAGTCTTGCTGGAAGCATTGGTGGATTTGCGTTTGGTCTACCAGGATCTGGCGGCTCGGCTAGTTCTCCTGGTGCGATGGATTGGTTATCTAAACTTTGGAAAAAATAGGTGAGGCATGGGTACTCCGAATTATTTAGGTTTTTTACAAGCAACACCGAAGGGTTCGCCTTTACAAGCGGGACTTGAGGCTGCATTTCAAGGGTATGGCGATGTGCAAAAGTTAATGCAAACGACATATCAAACTCGTGCTATGCCCAAAGCAATAGAGCAAGAGCAAACTTTAGAACAACAAAAAATTGATAAGGGAGCACTTGAAGCCAAATATTTGCCAACTCAATTAGAGCAAGAGCAAACTGGGCGACAGCAAGAAATAGATACTAAGCAATTATTATTAAAAGCTTTACCTGCTGAAATACGTAATAAAATTTCAGCTGAGCAATTAGAGAATGCAATTAGGGGGCAAACAATTAAAGCTAATAATATGTCTGCTCAACAGAATCAAGATGTTTATTTTTCCAATAAAATTGCAACATTACGTGATTTAGAGCAGCGCGGCATGAGTACTGATGATGTTAATTCTCAATATCAAAACATTCGTAAACAAATGATAAGTCTAGGAGAGAATCCAAATTCCATTCCAAAGACTTATGACGACACGGTAAAAAGTATTGGCGATAGTGCTTTATTAAATAGTCCTTCTGCAATTGAAAAAAGAAAATTTGATGAGGAATTGGCAAAACAATCCTTAATTAATAAGGGAAAAATAGATGAACAGAAGGCAAAAGGTCTTGGAGATGATCCTGGATACAAATCTTTTCAAACAACAGAAGGTAAGGCTGATAGCGAATATGCCTCTTCAGTCAATACTGCTTCTACTACTTCGGGTCAGGCTTATACAGCATTAAATTCCTTATATTCATTAGCAAGTCAGCATCCAGAGTATTTTGGTGTGGCAAGTGGAAAGGTTTCTAAGGGATTAACTGATATTGGCAATAGAGCTCTTACAACCGCATACGATGTTGTGCTCAAAGAAGCGCAAACCGAGATGAAAGGTGCTTCAACAGCTTTTAGAACAACTACAATGCAAAAAATATTGTTACAAGGTAAGCCCTCTGTAGATCAACCTTACGGAGCTTTTTTAGAAACAATTAAGCGACATCTTGCTGAGCAAGGGGAAGCAATGCAGCAGGCAAAATTTGTTAATTGGGCGGAAAATCAAGGCGTAAGAAACAGATTGCAATTGGAAAATGCCTGGCAAGATTTCAGGGAAAATTCTGGAGTTGTAGATGCAAAAGGAAACTATCATCCTGAGGTTATTGGTAATTGGGCGCAATATTTTAATGATCATCCAGATAGATTGCCTCCTGCTTTAGCTAATGCATATACAAAACAAGTACAAGCTGCTGCACAGAAAAACAGTGTTATTAATAACGGTGGTTTAATTACACCATTACAAAATACCAATCAATTATTGGTGGGACAATAATGCCTAGCAGAATTACATTGCCAAAATCTAGTGCGTATGTGGCGCAAGGTGCTCCCCCACAAGAGCCACCTTATTTTAAAAATATAGATGCACAAGTTGCTGCAGCTGCTGCACCATACTTACAAGATAATCAAAATGGAGGAGTTGCGGCGCAATCACCTGCTCCAATAGTTCCTGCAAATGCTATATCAAAACAATCCTGGGATGACATTCAATCTTCGCTACAAAATGAGGTTAAAAAACAGCAAGCTTATGAAAAAGCTAATTCATTGTTGAAAATGGCTAATCAAGGGAATCAAAATGCAGATAATAAAGATTATGATGCTGAACCTCATGGATTTGATGCTAGCGATAAGATGAGCATGCTTGGCGCCTTAGCGGTTGGTGGTGGAGTTGGTGCTGCTGAAATAGGAGCTCGCGCAGTTCAATTATTTGGAAAATTAAGTAAAGAAGGTTCTTATACTGATATCTTAACAAAAGATTTTACTGATTGGTTTAATCGTAGAGAAGCGCGAAGTAATTTAATTCAAGAAGCGATAGCATCTCATCCCACGGTTTATGAAGTAGGAAAAATTGGTGGAAACATTGCTGCGACAATTCCTGTCGGCGAAGGCATCGGAACTGTTGTAGGTGGAATTGCAAAAGGAGTTGGGGCTATACCTGAAATTGGTGCTGGAATTGATGCCGCTATGGCTGGGATTAAACAAGCTGCTACAAATGGTGCTGCAAAATCAATTCTTAATTCCAAATATTTAGCAACTGCGTTAAAACTTGCAAAAGCTTCTGGTAAAGGAGCAATGATAGGTGAAATGCAATATGATCCAGAAAACAATCATTTTTTAAACCAAGGAATGACGGGAGCGCTTTGGGGACTTGCATTTCCTGTTGCAGGAAGTTTAGTAAAAAATCTTGTAGCTCCTGCCTCACAAGCAATACAGGATATATCACAAAAATTTGGCATATCATTACCGATTCAACCATCTTGGGAGAAATTTGCTTCTTATATTCCTTTTACTGGTTATGGAGAAATGATTCAGAATAGAGCAAAGCAAGTTGCGGCTGCTGGTGAAGGCATTGCTGCACCGATTATAAAGCAAGGAAGGCAAGCAATGCTTCAAGATTTGGGACAAAGAGAGACTGCTTTAACTAAGCAATTATCTCAAGAAGGATTAAATGATTTTGACAAAGAAAAAATTCAGCAATCTATTGATGCTATAAAACAGCAAAAGGATTTGGTTGGCACAGCCGCCGGTTATAATGAATTTTTAGGTGGTAAATTAAAACAATCGCTTGAACAAGGAAAAAATGAAGAGGCGAAATTATACGCTAAAGTAGATGAGAAAATGAAAGATGCGCCGATGGTTGAGATGCCTAAAACAACCGCGATAGCCCGAAGTATCAATCAAGATCAGCAAGATATTCTTAGTGCTTTAAGAAGACCCAAGCTTATAAGCATTAGCACCAACTTACTTGGTGAAGCGTCTCCACTCCGTGATAAATTGATTAACTCTGGTATTGATTCTCCTGAAAAGTTTTCAACTATTATTAATGATATTTTAAATGATAAACCGGTTTCGGCTAAAGACTATGCGGCTGCCTATCCGTTTCTTGGCAATATTACCGAAGCATTAAAAAATTCAGGACTTGAGGGAAGGAAGGTTGATTTGCGAGAGCCAATCGATCAGCTTTCGGCAAATGTTCGTCTCGATTACAATGCGTTTCGCTCTAATATGCAAGAGATCGGATCACGGATTAGTAATAGCATTTCACCGAAAGAAAATGGTAATTACAAACGATTGTATGGAGCTATGTCTCAAGATTTGAAGGATCATATTCAGGCTAATGGTAATGATGAAGCATTGGGGTGGTTCAATCAGGCAAATAAAATTCATCAAGATAGGGTTGTGCCTTTTTATAGCGCTCCATTAAATGCATATAGAAGCGATGATTTTAATGCTGATAATTTTATCGGTAAATTCTTTAAGCCAGATGAAGTTACAAAGGCTTCAAATATCTTACAACAAATGCCCAAAGGTGAAAATTCAGCACATTTAGCAGCAAAAGCTGCAATAATGAATGAAGCGATGACGCGAGCTAATATTGATGGCGCAGGGTTTAATCCTCTTAAATTTATTCAGCAAGTTAAAAGTTTGGGTGAAACTAATAATGTTGTTTTTTCTAAAGCTGAAAACGCTGCTTTTGATGGATATCAAAAATTTATTAGTACAATTAAACAAATAAGTGCTGATGCTTTAAAACCTGAGATAGCATCTGGAATCGCCCAAAAGGGAGAGACTAATTTTGTAACTAAAAAAGCATTGATTGGTGCTAGTGGTCTTGGTGGCACGCTTTATGGTATGGCGCATGGGCATCCAGCAATTTCTTTAGCGGTTGCTATGTCATCTTGGGGATTTGGAAGATTAATGACTACTGATGCGGGGCGTAAATTAATGATTAAATTATCTAACTTAGGTGAAAATGTTGCCGCTGATAAGATTCATCCTCTTATTAACGCTGCATCTAAATTATTATTATATGGCGGTGTTCAAGCCGCAGTTCCAATTGGGAGGAGTATGTAATGGCAACACTATTTCCAGTACCACAATTTTTCGATAACAATGGCAATCCACTAAGTGCTGGACATTTGTACTGGTCTCAAGCTGGTACAACTACAGCAAAGCAAACTTGGAAAAACGAGGATGAAAGCACGCCTCATGTTTTGGCATATATTACTTTAGATGGTAATGGTAGAGCACCAGGCGGAGCTATATTTATTCGTGGATCATATAAATTAGTAGTTAAAAATAGCGATGAAAGCGTTACATATTATACTATTGATAATATTAATGAGTATAATGCTTATGATTTTACAGGTCTTACTGCAAGCGCGGCTGATTTAAATTCAACGACAACTTCATCTAAAGATATCAGTGGTGTAGCTCCATTGGTTTACACTGTTTTACTTACTGATCGCGGTAAAACTTTAATGGTTAATACTTTAACAGCTAGCGCTACTATTAATCTTCCAAGCGCTGTTACAGTAGGAAATACATTTAAAATTTGGATTAAAAAGACTGATAACTCTATTAATACCGTTACGATTATTCCTTATGGTGCCCAAACTATAGATGGTGCAACATCTAAAATATTGTACGATTACAATGATTTTATTGAGGTTCGTTCTGATGGTACTAACTGGTTTATTGGTGGCTCATTAATTAGAGGAACAATTTCAACTGCTAGCACCGCTACTGTGCTTGCTTTAACTGATAATGGTAGGATATTTAATTGTAATTGCACTGGTGGTAGCTTTAATATGAGTTTGCCCGCATGTGCGACTGTGGGTAGAGGTTATTGGATTGGTATTAAAAAAATAGATTCTTCTGCAAATCACATAACAGTTGTACCAAGTGGTGCTGCGACTATAGATGGTGCAACATCATATTTTGTTAATGTTCAATGGCAATTTACTATCTTTAAAACTGATGGGGTTAATTGGTTTATCATGGAAGAAAGCCATTCATCAACTGAAACTGTTACTGGTGATGTAAAAGCTGCTTATAATTATCTTCAAAATGGATGGCTGTTGATGAATGATGGTAGTATTGGTGATGCTTCATCTGGAGCTACAAGAGCCAATGCCGATACTCAAGCTTTATTTATTCTTTTATGGACTGTTATTTCTGATGCAATTTGCCCTGTTTATAATGGCGCTATACATACTGGTCGTGGTACATCAGCTTTGGCAGATTTCAATGCGCATCGCATGCTATATATACCCAAAGCTCTTGGTAGAGCATTAACAAGTGTTGGTCTCAGTGATGCGGGCGGCCCCAATTTTGCAATTGGTCAAAAATATGGTGCTCCGACACATACTAATAGTGTGGATGAGATGGTAAACCATAATCATCCTTATCTTTACAGAACGAATGAGCAAAAACAAGATGGTGCATCTACAGCTTGTTGGACTGGATCAGGAGTACAGAATACTGGAAATACAGGTAATAACTTGCCATATTCTATTTATCAACCATTAACTGCGGTGTATTTTTTAATAAAATTATAGGTGAGACATGGGAAAATTTAGACATACGCCAGACAACATCATATATATCAATAATAGTTCGATGCCTTTGTCGTTTTTTCTTACATTGGAACCAGCTTATGCTTTGCCTGTGGGCTATACAAGCAGATATTATGAACAAACAGTTACGCATTATGTATTCGATGGCGCGAGTTCCCTGGCATTAACTATTCCATATACTGCTGGTGATGGCTATATAACAAATGAAGTGGCTTACGCTGCCGCATATGCTGCATATATAGCTCCAACAGTTAGTTTAGCTCAGGCAAAAATCACGCGTATTAATGAGATGATCGAATATGCACTAGATATCAGAACTGGAGCAATAACTGTAGCGGGATATATTTATCCATCAGATAGAAACTCAGCTCAAGATCGCTTGCATCAATTTGAAGCTTATACCAGAGCTGCCGCACTACCTGCTGGTTTTTATCTCAATGATGTTAATTATGCCTATGTAACACCTGCTGGAATTAGCGATCTTTCATCTATTGCTGACGCTATTGTTGGTTTATATCACTTAATTGATAATAACGAAGATACTCACAGAACTGCTATTAATGCGCTTGGAACTGTAGGCGCAGTTCAAGCGTATAACTTTACTGGTGGATGGCCGCCAGTTCCGGGCATATCTACAGTTTCATTTTATGCAACTTACGCAGCTAATGTAAATGGCACTAGAGGAGGCGGCGCGCTTGGTGGTACTGCATTTGGCGGCGCAGCGGTTGCAGCTACTTATTTAGATTTGGCGCACAATGACGCGCGTTATGTAACTTATGCAGCGCACTTAAATGCTGATTTCCAGCAGCAGCAAGTTATCACATTTTATTTGGTACCAAATTACAACAATGCCCCAGCCTCAACTCAAGTATTTGCATGTATCAGTAAGGCTGATACTGATGCCGATAATTTAGTTCAGCTTAGTCACAATGCTGATGGGCATTTATATTTAAAGATAAACGATTCAACAGGAACTTTAATAGCAAATGCTGATTTTGGAATTTGGAACCCAGTTTTAGGTACTGAATATTATATTGTTTGTTCGCATAATCTTACTACTGGAGATAACAGATTGTATATAGATTGGGTACAAAAGGGATCTACCAATACGGCAACTGGAACTAGAGATGCAAGTATCGCATTGCTTAGAGTAGGAAGTGGTTATGATAGCGGAGCCGCTGAAACATCTAACTTTGCAATTAGAGAACTTGTGATATTTCACACGACTTAATTTAGGTAATTAAAATGGCTAATACAAACTCACCTTTTGGCGGTAAACCAATCAATACGATGACGTCTACTGATTTTACAGGTAAGACGCATGTATATTCTTCTTCGATTAGTGACGCAACGAAGATTTATGTAAATGATTTTGTGAAACTTGGCACTGGATCAAATAACAAAGGCGTGCCATATGCAGCACAAGCCACTTCGACTGGTGATTTAGTTGGTGTGGTTATCGGCATTCAAAACTTTATTACTAAAGAAACTCAGATTTTTCGCGCTGCCAATACTGAGCTTGCGCTCTATGTTATAGACGATCCTTATGCGGAATTTGAGGTACAGATTAATGGTACTATTGCTGTAACTGATATTGGCAAAGAGGCTAATTTAATTGTCGCTGCTGGTGACGATACGATAGGTATTTCAAGGATTCAGCTTGATGTTACAACTTTAACTGCAAGTGGTGGTCAAGTTAAGATTCTTGGTCTTGCAGAAAGAGATGATAATGTAATAGGCGCATACTCTAAGGTTAGAGTGGTAATTGTTAAACATGCCTATACTCATCAAACATTTGACGATATTTGGACTCGCGATGCTATTACTGGTGAAGTTTCAACCGTAACTCCTGGTGATGATGTTCATATTGGAGGAAAATTAACTGTAGATGGTTTGATTGATCCAACGGGAATGGTTTTAACTCCTCAACCTATTCCACCGACTTCTGCTGATGGTTCGTTTTATTATGATGCGGTATTAAAAGCGTTTCAATTTAAAGCGAACGGAATTTATTCAAGCATACCCCCTGGTAACATAAATAATCTTAGTTTGCCCGCTACTACAGCAACAGTAGGGCAGATTAAATGGAATGATATTACATATTTTCACGTCTATGGTAATGATAATATGTTTATGGGAAGGGAAGCGGGAAACTATACCTTAATCGGGACCACCAATCTTGCAGCTGGAATTAATAGTTTACATTCAGCATGGACAGCCTCATATAATACGTTCTTTGGTTATCACGGGGGACAAAATATAACCAATGCCGATCAAAATACTGGAATTGGTGCTGCTGTATTTACTAACTTAGTAACTGGAAAGTATAATTTGGGTGCAGGATACGCTGCTGGAATAGCCTATATCGGAGCTGAATCATATAATATAGTTTTATATAATTCTGGCGTTACAGGTGAAAGTAGGGTTATTAGAATAGGAACTCATGGAAGCGGTGATGGACAACAAAACAAAGCATTTATTGCTGGTATTTATAATATTGTACCAACTAGTACAACGCGAAAAACTGTTATTATTGGCAATGATTATCAATTGACTACTAGTGATTATCCTATAACCGCTATCACCAATTCAATCACTGCTCATCCAGGTGGCGGTCAAGCAGATGCTACATCTTTAACTACAGCATCTAATATTGTAACTATTTGTGCTAATGATTATGACTCTGTCATGCTTAATCCAGCAACTCCATGTACTGGTTTAATAATGCGTGTGATAAATAAATCAGCAAAAATTTGTAGTGTTTATCCGCCAATTGGTTCAACTATGGAGGGTGTATTAAATGCAGCAAATCTTTTGTCGCCTAATCTTCCACATGTATATCAAATGACGAGCACAACTGATTGGGTAGTTGTTTAATATGAGTTATCCTTCGGTAAGAATATTAAATCCTCCGACTCCTGATATGTTTCAGGATGATACAGCACATTATAGATTTTTACTGGAGATATATAATCGCACTGGTGGCTCTAAAAATACTGGAGCTGATTTATCTGGATTAACCGCCTCGGTAAGAGAACTTAATACTCTTGAAGGAATCAGGCTTGATACTACAGTTCAAGCGCAATTAAATAATATCACAAGTATTGTAACGTGGACTCCTCCGCTGCATTTCGCTTCTGGTGTTGCCTCAATTAGTAAATCCGATGCTAAAACGGATGGTTATATAAGCAGTGCGGATTGGAGCGCATTTAATAGCAAAGAATCACCTATTACACCTGGCACAATCGCGCAGTATTATCGTGGTGATAAAACGTTTCAAACTTTAGATACTAGCGTCGTACCTGAAAATACAAATCTTTATTATACCAATGCGCGCGCAAGGGCAGCGATTAGCGAAACAGTTACGGGGTTAGATTACAATAATATAACTGGGGTATTGAGCCAAACAACTGGTTATGTCATTCCAACTACCATAGAAGAGAAAAATTGGAATGATGCCTATGCTAAAGAAGTAACTACTTGGACTTCGCCATTACAATATGCGGCTGGTACTGCTTCAATTGTTCAATCCAACTCTACAACTGACGGATATTTAAGAGGAGTAGATTTTAAATCATTTGATACAACAATCAATATTACCAATGATATAGCTACGGCTGGAACAATGTACCCAGTTTGGGTTAATGCAATTACTGGTAAGTTGGTTCCTTATGTTTCAAATACTAAATTAAGTTTCAATCCCGCAACTGGAACTTTAACTGCTACTGTATTTAGTGGTGCTTTTTCAGGCACAGCAACTAATGCGGATAATATCGGCATTACGGATGATATTGCAACTAACGCCACAATGTATCCCTTATGGGTAACAGCAAATACAGGGTATTTGCCGGGAAAAGTATCTTCGACAAAACTTAGCTTTAATCCCTCAACTGGTTTATTAACTTCAACTGGATTTAGTGGGCCATTAACTGGCAACGTAACTGGTAATTGCAGCGGCTCATCTGGAACATGTACTGGCAATGCTGGAAGCGCTACTTATGCATCAGCCGCAACGATAACAGATGATACGACTAATGTTGCTACGATGTATCCTTTGTGGGTTACTGCCAACACTGGAAATTTAGCTTCGTATGTATCATCAACTAAATTAAGTTTTGTTCCTAGCACAGGCATTTTGACTTCTACGGGTTTTAGCGGCGCGCTCACTGGCAACGTAACGGGGAACTGTAGTGGAAGCTCTGGGACTTGCACAGGTAATGCTGGATCATCAACTTATTCTTCTGCCTCTACCATTGCCGATGATGTGGCAACTGATGCAGATATGTACCCAACCTGGGTTACTGCCAATACTGGTAATTTACCGATTAAAGTATCAAGCACACAGATAAAGTATCACCCATCTACCGGGCTTTATACTCTTCCTAAGCTTTCATCTACAGATGCGACAGAAGCAACTACAGTAGGAGCTGGAGCAATCATAACCGCTGGTGGTATTTATGCTACTAAAGCAATTATTAATGGCTCTACCACTGATTCTAGCTCTACAACTACGGGAGCTTTAATAACTGCTGGTGGTGCTGCCATAGCTAAAAAACTATATGTGGGCACTGGAATATATTTGGCGACCAGTGGCGGCACTCCAACTGAATTGAATTTTTACGAGAAATACACACATACCAGTAATTTTACTGGCCCGGTAACTTTAACGAATGTTGGTATGACGCTAATTAGAATTGGCGATCTAGTTACTTTAACTTTTAATGCGTTAACTAATTCTGGTACATCTGTTTCGGCAACTTATTTCACTATGTCAACAGTATTGCCAGCAAGATTTAGACCAGCTGTAACGCAGCGTAGTGGTGGTATCTTTGTGCTTTCTGCAACACGAGTTAATGGGTATATTTCTATTGATACAGCAGGGAATGTTTTTATAGCAAATACCAATGGTGGTAATTTTCCATCTTCTGGAACAGTAGGTTGGGATTCCCACCCTGTATCTTGGAGTGTATAATTTAAATGAGGTGATATATGGCTAATTTTGAAATTGCATTTAATAAAACAATGGAAAATGAGGGCGGTTTTTCTAATGATCCAGATGACCATGGTGGCATTACTAAATTTGGAATAAGCAAAAAAAGTTTTCCTGATGAGGACATTGCTAATCTTACATTGGAACGAGCAAAGCAAATTTATAAATATGCTTATTGGGATAAAATGCATTGTGATGAAATTATTAGTCAACCTCTTGCTGATAAAATATTTGATTTAGGGGTAAATTTAGGTTGTGGTCGTATTGTTAAAATAATCCAAAGGCTTCTTGATTTAGTTGTTGATGGTATTATTGGAATAAAAACCATTGGCGCGATCAATAATCAAGATGCCTCATCATTATTGAGTGACATAAGGGAAAAAGTTAAAGATTATTATGCTTCATTAGATCAGCCAAAATTTATTCATGGCTGGCTTAATCGTTTATACAGGGATTAATTATGTTATTAGATCTTATTGCTTCATTAGGTGGTTTAATCATTCCTCCAGCGTTTGATTTTATTAAAAAGAAATTCATTAAGCCGGAAGGAGATAATCCCACTGCCACACTGAATACACTGGCTACTACTAAGCCAGATATAATGCCAGCTTACACTACAGCTCTAGCTTCATTACTAGATGCTCAAACTAGATACTTTAATCGTGATGTTATTGGTGTACCTCATATTTGGGTGTGCGACTTAAGAGCTGTAACACGTCCAATATTTGTTTGGGCTAGTGCTATCACATTGATTTGCGACATATTTTATAATTTCCAACTTGATCCAGGACTGCGACAATTCATGGAATTTATAGTATCATCATGGTTTGGAAGTCGAATAAATCAATAGTGTGTGGCTTATGAATAATATTAAAGAAATCATCGACGTACTGATTGCGTTAGCGATTATTATTGCAGCATTAATATCGGCTTTTATGCGTATTTGGAGTTTAACAACTAAAATGAAAGATTGCATGAGTACAGTACAAACATGTATTACGGAAGATCGCGCTCAAGAAATTGTGATGAATGAGATTGCCAAGAACAATCTGGTTAACGATCAAAAGTTCGATAATGTAAAAGATCAATTAAAATTCATTGGAAAAAATGTTGACGATACTAAAGCGATGGTAGAAAGATTAACAATAAAAATGCTTGGTGCTTAATAATTTGTTAATACTCATCTTGTATCATAATGCCATGACACAAGATGAGTTTTACGACATAAAAATAATACTTCTTATAAGTCTTGATATGATATCGACTTCAATCGGTGACCTGATTAATTCTCTTAATCGACCATCAACTGAAATGCAATAAGTATTATTTAGCCTCTTCCTTGGGAGTTTCTTTATTCTTAAGCTCTTCTTGCTCTTTTTGTTTTTTAATTGCTTCTTCCTGTTGTTGCTTAAAAAACAAATCCAATTGATTTTTACCAAATCTCTTTATATCAATAAGTTTGTCGATGGTATCATCAATTGCTTGAGCCATATCCGCCGTTATTTGTGGATTCATTGTTCACCTATTTATTTGTCTTCTTTGTCTTCGATAATCTTATCGACTACTTCGGCTTTGAATTTATCAGAATTTATTTTAAGTAGCCAATCAAGAAATACTTTCTCGCCTTCTCCGGTTAGCGACCCATCATCTCCAGCGATTCCTACTTTACGAAAGCTTTTCTCTGGCTCTGATAAAAATAACTCTTTACAACGTTTAATCAAATTTGACATACTTTTTTCCTCATGTTTAGTGTTTAAAATTTCAATTCTTGCAGGGCAGGATTTGTGGATGAACCAACTACCTGTGTAATCAGGTGTTATTTCAGAAATGCATTCAACATGATAATTAGCTATATCGTTAGTAAAAATAAAAATTTTATCTAAAAATCTCAACCCTATTTTTCCACGGATAAGTTTTTTTCCAATAACTAATGCATCTCCGTACGTTTCAACCTCCATTCCAACTTCAAGCTGATCAAAAACATCACATATTCTCATGTTCCACCTTTGTTTGTTTTTTGTAGGTTCCAACTCCAGCAGATGCTAGTTTACCCTGGGTAATCAAATAATGGATCCTTGATAGCAATTTATTTCTGCTGTCGGTTACTACCTTGTATTTGCGGTACAATGCGACGATAATCTGATCGGCATTTAATTCGTTACTATCCGAAAATAAAGATATTAACTGGGAACTCATCGTTAATCTGCGTGGTTTACTCAAAATACCAATTACCTCTTTGGGTAAATCACTGATATTGTTTAAATCATATATGTTTTTGCTAAGTTTCATATTGTTTTCCTCTTTTTTGGTTAATGTTAAATTTATTGTTTACCTAGAGTCCTATACCTAGTCCTGTTCTCGCTAAGTATTTTCTTATCTTCACTATCAATTTGCTTTGCAAGTAAGAGCCTAAACTTAAACATCTCTTGAGATGAAACGTTTGTCTTGCAATAGCTGGTATATCGCTCATCTGCTCCGGCGTCTCGATAAAGACGCCAGGCGTGCTGATCGGTAAAACCATTTTCGCTCTTAAACATCTCAAATTGATTGCTTTGCGTTTGACGGCTAATAGCCTTTTCAAAATCAAAAAACCTACCTGAATTATGTGACATATTTATTCCTCATCATCATCACAGCAAGTATCGCAATCTTCGTCATCGTTACAATCATTTTCGCAATCAAGCAATGAGTGAAGATTTTTAGCGATGGTTTTTAAAATAATTAAGTTAGTCCCCTCTCTTCTAATTCCAATGTGAATTGGAAGAGTACGTTGAAATATATCTGCTTTTTCGATAAGCTCATCAAGCTGTTTTAATGTTTCAGCGATGCGTCTTTTGCGTTTGCCACATGCGGATGGCCATATGTCACAAACATCATCGTTCCAGCTACATTTAATCTCGTAAGCTTCAATTGACGCGCATGGCTCATCCTTTAGCTTCGACTTCATTTCATCGGGAAGTGAATCAAGGATTTCAATCTCATCATCACAAATGGATTTAGCGCACCATGCAGTTTTATATCCTTTCTTCTGGGCTGCATCACGCATATCGTGCCTGTGAGTTCCGCAGCAGCCATCCATACTATTAGTAAAAATAAACAATTCATCGCCTTCGATTACTCCAATTTCACCAATTATCGCGTCAGATGGAATTTTTACAAACATACCCACTTTCAAAAGTTTAAAGCATTCGCAAATTCTCATGTTTTCTCCGGTTGATCAAATGATAATATTCTATTTTTTATTTTAAGAAATTGTGCTTTTTTTCGCTCATTATGCTTAACCATTGAATATAACCAATCAGCATCAAATAATGGATGATCTTTTTTCTTGCCAATTCCTGCCATAACGATTGAGCATCCATCACAACAAGCGCATAAAAATGCTTTTTTTTCTGACATTTCAATAGCATAGGATAGCAAATAAAGTTTTTTATTTTCATCAATAGCACACAAACCTAACCATTTTTTCCATTTTTTTGGTTTTTCAACGGGTTCGCATAGAAAAATATCTACTTTAATCATTGCACTATCCTTTAAAATATTTTGCATCAATAAATTCCATCAAAGATTCGTCAATCATCTGTTGGATTCCTTGTTGTTCTTTTTTGTTTTTTAATCCTTTCATGTATTTTTGCGCTTGTAATAAAATAACCACTGCGCCCTCAACTAGTCCAGTAATTATTTGTGAATCATCTATTTTTTTGTGTTTCATTTTGTTTTCTCCACTTTAGATAATTTCCTCAGATGTTGTTTCTTGTAAATTAACATGTGTTGCTCCAACATATTCGCCCCCATTGCTATATTTCTCTACCGTTGGTACATTTCCGCATTTATTTGCTGTGGTTCTATATACGGGGCTTTTAAAAACCAACGAAACAATATTAATAGCTTGATTTTCTCGTTTTAAAGACTCATCAAGTTTAAGTTTGGTAATTTCAAGTTCAAAGTTGCGCGCTCTTTTTTCGATATCTAATAATTTATTATCATTTTCTGATTTTATTTTTAAAGCATCACCATAATTTTGTATTGTTTTTTCATAATCATCAATTAATTTTTTTTGATCTTTTGATTTTTTTAAAAGTTCATCGCGTTCTTCTTCTAAATCATCAACCAAGATAATGCGTTTTTTTAAAGTTTCACCAACCTGAGCTGGTAAGTTTTTGCTGATTAATTCTAAAATTTCATTTTCTAACATTTTGTTTTCTCCGGTTATTGTTTAGTTAAAATGGAACCTCGATACTTTCCAGATCATCCTTGATTTCTGCTTTTACGTGATCTATGTTGATAGGCGTCTCATCCTTTAAATAATATTTTATTTTATTATTTTTTTTGCCATTATACTCATCGGTATAAATACTAGCCGTCCCAAATGATCCTAGCAAATCATCGTTTTTTAATATGCCATTTTCATAGCAATGAGGTTTGCCAATTGATTCAAAAAGATGTTTTATTTTAAATAACATTTTACTAGTTAAGGGAATAGTATCAAAAACAATGCATGAACTATCTTTATGCTCTATTTTTAACCTTAATTGAATAGCCGGATCGCCCTTTGTCGTTTTGCCATCAACTTGCGCTCTAATAACTTCAAATTTGTAAATGCCATCATCAAGTAATGGAAAATCTGGTTGTTCTTTTTTCAAATAATTAATATCTATCACTGTTTTATATCCTCATCTTGTTTGGTTGGTGCTAAATTTTTAATGATTGTGTTTAGTCCATTTTCCAACTCGGCTGCCTCAAGTGACTCTATTTTAGTTTTGCTCGATGTCCCAAATGTTTTTTCCAAAATATCAATTTTACGTTTTTTTGATTCTTCAGAGCTGGTTGATAATCCGGCTTTGACAAATACTGATTGTAACTCCTCAAGTGCTATTTCCTTTCTTTTGGCGATTCTTTGTTTTTCAAGGTCACCAGTTGAATCAAATAATGAATCGCTAGTCCTGGTTACATCAACACCCATTTGCTCACCACCTATATTTAACAATTTTACATGTGGTAAAATATTGTCAAATGTTGGATCATCAAATTGAGCAGAATCAATTATATTAAACCTATCTTTAATTACATGACATCTTCTAGTATATGACCCGCTTTTATCTTTCTTATCATCAAATACTTTAGACATTTCCATTAATAAACTTGGTTCATATCCGGTTTCGGTTTCGGCTGACATTTTAGTACCAACCTTAACCGCTCTCCATGATTTTGTTTCGCTTTCTCCGTCCTCTGAGACATCGCTAAATACATTTCCAGCTCGACCACACATAATAACATGAATATTACTATTAATATATAAATCAGTATATTTCTGCCACTCTGATTTTAACTTTCCCCAATCTTGTATGCGAATAAATTTTAGGCGATTTGCTCGCAAATATGCATCAACAAATTCTCGCCAAAAATGAGTAATACTATCTATAATTAAAATATCAGATGTTTTTTCAGCTTCTCTGATGTCTGCTAATAGGTCAATAAAAGCCCTGGTTTTGTCAACCACTAATTTAATGCCCGCTTCTTTGAAAATGTTCATCACATAAGAACTGCCAGTTTCGGTATCAAGGAATGCAATTGGTTTTTTGCTTTTGATGTATTTGTGCATACCTATTGCAAAATTAGTCGCTGTGAAAGTTTTACCAGAACCTTGAAACCCAAAAATACCTGCCTTTAAAAATGCTTGTTCATTTTTTGCCTCATGTAAACTCATTTTGTTTCCTCCTTTTTACCATTGCCTCGCATGTCATCTTCAAGGCAATTAATTAGCTTTTTGTTTTTTTCTGCCTCGATGCGATTATAAATCTCTTCTCGATGCACCGATACTTCTTTTGGTGCATCAATTCCAAGCCTTATTTGCAGACCTTTAACACCTAAAACTGTGATCTTAATGTTGTCATTAATGATCAGTTTCTCTCCAATACGACGAGTTAAGATAAGCATAAATCCTCCTTTCGTTTAATTACTTTTAATCTATCTTTTGCAACAATTTTTTCAGCCAAAGTCATTAATCGCTTAAAATCATAAATAACGCCTTCAATTTCTTTTCTTATTTCCGCGGTAGTCCATTTTTTTCTTTTTTCTCCGTTATAAGTTGGGAAATTTTTACAGTATTCGGCATAATCATCGCAATGACCATAATCCCACCCAAACCAGTAAAATCCAGATGGCAAATACTTACCTTCGCCAAATTGTGAAAAGGTTAATCCCCCATGAACACCAAGTGGCACATTATCGTAATCCATGCCGGCTAATGGATGATCAAATGGCACTCCCAGGTAAGCGCACGGATGGATTCCGATGCTAACTATAAAATAAGGGGCTCCCTCCATTGTTCCGCTGTCTAGGATAATTGTTTCTCTTTCTGCCGTATAAACCATCTCAATCATAAATCCTCCTTTTTTGTTATTACCTCACCTAGTATACTACGCTAAATAGTATTGTCAATACCCAATGTTAAAATATTTTATTGACAACGGATTGGTGATAATAGTATACTATTATTAACGAGGTTGCCATGAAAAAAGAAAAACGACAAATTACAATCTACAATAACAGATACCAACAAGCAAAAACAAATGGAGCAAAGAAAATAAAGCTTTTTCGCTTATTTCACCTGATTTCAGAACAGGAGTTAGCAAAGAAGTTTGGAGTGTGTCAGCAAGCTGTATCGCAATGGGAGTCGAAGTATTGCCCATCGCAGAAATATATCAAGATGTATGCACAGGAGGCTGCTAAGAGAAAATATAAGCTATCGGCTGATGATATTATTAACGATTACTAAAGAATTCCCTGCATGTTTTAAATAAAATACAACCCATTTTATGGAAATGAAAATGACCGAGAAGCATGTGGGGTTTAAAGTTTCCCGCCAGGTTTTTTACTTAATAGTGTTGATAACTGGAACAAATATTAAAGTTCTGGCGGGGATATAGTTTCTCCGTCTATTAATGTAAAGAACTGCAAATTCTTTATGTGACCTGTTGCAGCAGGGAGTGATAGGCGGAGAATAAGATTTCCCCGTTTGCATTGTGCGGTGAGGATTCTTGCCGCTTAAGGATAGGACACGGGTCTATGCAGGCGGGGATATGTATATAATATGTTAACTACGTGTATAGGGTATACATATGACAGAATTAATGTGGAAAAACGAAGAAGACCGATTGCAGATTATCAAAAATCTTGCGGATAAATTCAATTCAGGTTTAGAGGGATGCTTTACAGTTAATCTGGCTGCTATATTACAAGATTACTTGCCTTGGATGATATCTCGAGTTGAGGAGTTAGAAAAACAATTAGAATCTAAAATGTCTAAAGATTTTTGCTCAAAGAGTGATGATGGAAAACATTTATTTGATGATTTATTTGATACTGTTGATATGCGTCCAACCGGAAATTTATTGGTTTGTATGCGCGCAAAATGCACAAAATGCGGATATAAAGAATGACCAAGACTGAATTTGCGCGAGCATTGGATAATTACTTTAAAGAGCGGACTAATCAAGGTGTTGTCAGAAAGGGTCGTAGCATTGATTACGATGCTTTGTATGCTTGTATTATTCAACGCTTTGATGAGTTAGATAAGATAAAAAGACATATAAATAGGTATGGCATTAGAGTACCAGCCAAGATATTGCAAGAAGAGATAGTTAAATGAAATATTTTATTAAATTATTTCCATTGCTTAATTGTATATTTCCACAAATTGTTATTTTAATAAATTTTAACTCGACCAGGCAAATTATTATTTGGACTTTTTTAAATTTATTGGTTGGAGTGTTCTTATTATTAATGTCATGGATTTAAATATTCTTCATTACGATAAACCTTTACGAATAACAATAAGAGGCGAACATGAAGCGTAGCGAAAGATTAAGACATAAATGTGAGCATGATTGGGAATATTTTGAATTTACAAATAATATAAGGGTATACAAAAATTGCGGTCTAACCAATTTTAGGGTTGAATTTTGGTATGCCAATACTCAAGATTTTAGAAATAAAGTTAAACATTGGGAGGAAGTAAAATTACCTGGGAAATAAACATCAAGCGCGTTAGCAATGGATTTATTTTGTCTCATATGGAAACCAATGACTTGGGGGAAAAATTTCCCGAGGAGATATTGTTTCAGGATTTTGATGATGATGAACATAATGTTGTCATTAAAGATATTGGAACAAAAAATGCTTTAGTTAAGGCTATGGAAAGGATCATTGAACATTTTGACTTGCGATTCAAGAAACATTACTCCACAGATGATTATTTCATCCAGATCAAATTAGTTACTGGCGAAAAATATGAAAGTGAAATGCAATAAATGCGGAGCTATCGTTAGAGCTGATAAGTTATGCTCTAACTGCTATCAGCCACTTAAGGGTGAACCAAAGCCGATTAAGCCATCATACTACAAGCCATTTCAGCATAATAATCATAGAGAAAGCGATGAAGAATGGCTAAAATGGATTTGCAATAACTACCCAGAGCATTACTTCACTTGCAAGTCGCACATTGATGTTGTTAAGGTTAAATAATTATGAGGACTAAAACTTCACTTTCTGAGGATTTTTTGTACCTTTGGGATAAAAATGCAAAAGAATATAAATTAACTCCAGAGTATAAATTCCATCCTACTAGAAGATGGCGCTTTGATTACGCATTAGAACCTCTACGAATAGCTTTCGAGGTTGAAGGTGGCATCTGGGTCAATGGCAGACATAATCGCGCTACGGGCTTTATAAGTGATTGTGAGAAGTATAACGAGGCATTGCTTCTTGGGTGGAGAGTATTTAGGGTTACTCATTTTTCAAATACTAGAGTTAAAACCAACGAAATCATTAAGCAATTGATATTAAAGATTATTAATAAATATTTGACTCCATATGATCTTGGAGATATCATTTAACTGCTAAGTTTTACATATTATTGCCTCTCGGTTTTACCCGCTATCTCTTGTGTGGGGATAGCGGGTTTTTTATTATCCGATTTTTTCAGGTATAATTCATACTTGAACCAACCACCATGCATTGCTACCAAACTTTCACCCATTATGGTATCAAATTCTGGTATTTGTGGATCATGCAATGGTTTATTCTTATTAATTTCTTCAAAATAATAATTTAATATTTTTAAAAATTTATTCATATTTTATGGGCGTATCAAATCTTGCTTTTTCTCTTGATTGTCAACTCCAAAATGATCCTTGATGTATTTCTCATCACGAGTAAAGCCTATTGGCTCATTCTTCTTGCTTTTATCGATAAACCATATACCGCCATAGGTTTTAAGTATTTTCGGTTTATCTGGTTTCTTATCTTCTGGTTTATTTGGTATCATATTTCACCTTTTAATTGTTTATCAGCTTCTTCTTTGCTTAAGACTGGATAAATATATGGTTCGCTCTTTATATCAAAAGCTTTATCATAGGCTTTTTTACTTTCAGATAAAGAAGAATAAATTATCCCATTGTTTACAATAACCTTATGAAAGCAGTCCTCAATGTCTTGCCAAGAGTCAAATACTTGACGATGATATCCGAGCATATCATAACTAAAGAACACGCCTTTTTCAGTATCATAAAACGCAATCTGATCTTTGCCTTCTTCAAGCTGTGAACCGATGCGTATGCACTTAATCATGTTTTTCCCTCGCGCAATTAGGGCATAAATTCTCCCATTTATTAAATACTTTTTTATTTTGCCATCCATAATGTTTTGCTTCTTCTAAAAAATGATAAAAATCATCACCATCGAAAATATGCTCTTCATTACATTTGTCGCAAATAATGATTCCTTGTTTTTCTTTATAGTCAAACTCAATCATGTTTTTCCCCGTAAATACTTCGTAAAAAGTCAAATGCTTCCTCAAGTTTAGTAAACTCTCGCTTAATAAGCCCCATATTTACTGATTGGAGTACAATTTTATCCTTAAAATGTGCTATCCAGAACCATTTACCATCCGGCATCTTTAGCGAGATCATGAATTCGTCCTTATGGTCGTTCTTGTATTTCGGAACTTCAACGTATAAAACCTTTAAGTTAATAGTAAATTCTTTATGTTTTGGAGCCATTTTAACAAGATGCCAATATCTATCTTTAGTTTGATATGAATACCAATCTGGCGCAAATAAGTTAAAATCTACAATGTCATCGTAAAAAATGAATAAACAATCTTTTCCAAGATAATCGGTTTTAACTCGTCGCAAACTTTCAAATTCAATCGGTAAACTAAGATAGTGATACATTATTTATCTCCAGGTTGCTACAATTACTAAAACAATAGTCATTATTAAAAACGGAAAGAGATAACCTGATTGCTTAATATCTCTCCAGTATTTAAATTCTTTATTAATTACAAACACCCTAACAGATTCAATGAAGAAAAAAGCACCAAAGATTAAACTAAGAATTTGAGCTAATGTTTTCATTATTTATCCTCATTTGGGTCAGAGAGTTTAACATTGTCATAACCATGGGTAATGTTTTCAAGCGTTGCCATAGGCAATGCATGCTCTTTGTAGATCTTGAGAAAATGAACCATCTCATTTTTATTGCGATAGTGTCGTCTAATCCTGCTGATGATCTCAACAATGTACATCGGCAAGCAAATCCCAATAATTAGGCATAGTATGCAAGTTAGATACAATGCCACCCTAAAATATTCGTTGTGTTGCATTAGTGTATTAATCATATTACGCACCTCCATAAAATTATTTTAAAAGACCAAATACTTGGCTCAATGCCCAATATTTTGGATTAAAGAATCCAGCCATAGTAATACTGAGAGACATTGCAAAAGATATTGTGAAAAGTGCAAATATAACACCAAAAGTTATAAGACTTATCATGCTAATCCACCACGTTGTATCGTGATCACTAATACAATAACAATCATGCTTTTTTAATGGCTTTGCATTCTCTTTCAAAAAAATACGCAAAGATAAATAAAATATTGTTGATATCAATATCATGCTTAATATATCGCTTATTGATGATATTTTTGCTTGCATCATTAATGCGCCCATTATCTCATTAATGGGAACATGTAATTTATCTGCAAGATTGTTAATTACGCTATTAATTTGGTTTGAAACTAATGCTTCGTTACTCATGTTTGTTTTCCTCTGTTGATTTAGAATGTACGCCAGCTATGAAGCTTATTTTGTAGTAAACCGGATTACTTGTGGATTCATCATCCATTGGCACCACTAATGGATTCATCACAAAAAATTCTTTCGTCGGGTCGGTTGGGCTACATCCAAAAAATCTCGCAAACAGTTCATGCAATATTTTTCTTGATCTTTGGTCGCTTCGTTACTCATGTTTATCTCCTTTATTTTTCTATTGGATGATCTAAACAAAAAATATTATCTTTTGATATGATTTTATTAATTTCGTCTATAAAAAGTTGCCTTAATGCTAAGATTTTTTGTGTATCTTTTGTTGACCGGGTAAGTTTGAGGCTTTGAATAATAAAATTTTCAAATTGTTCAATATAATATGCAATTTCTTTTCTTTCATCAATAATTAATTTATTAATATTACTCATCTTTATTTTTCTCCCAAAATCGGCAACCAAAATCTTTATGAAGTAATTCAAATGTATGAGTTTTTTCGTAATTATCACATTTAATAAAAGCATTGCTATATGAAAACATTTCTCTATCTTTTTGTATTACACTTACAATACTTCCATATTCACACGTTTCGCAGCGCATTGTTTTCCTAGCATATTCTAGCGCATCAATCTGAAAATGTTTTAATGCCTCATCTTCTTCAAGTGCTTCGATTTCATCATCATGATCCCAATCATCACCTAACAAAATATCATTTTCAATTTCTACTATTGACATTTCAACACCTTCTCTTTTTCTTCTTTAAAGTATTTATCGCATCGTGAGCAATGCCAAGCATAGTCTTTAACATCAATATTTAATCTCATGTCAACTTCGCTTCTGGGTGGCATCATTCGAAAAAATAATCTTTCTCCGCATCTAGGGCACAAATTATCCTCTTTAATCTCAACTAGTTTCATTTTAGTACCTCATGTTTTTTAATACCGTGCAAGTAGTAAAGCTTAACATACCGCTTTAAAGCTGCATTGATAGCTTTTACATTCTGCTTTGCATCGAGATGGGTATCAGATTCGCGATTAACCATGTCAAACACAAATCTAATTACTGATTCCCTAACTACAATCTTATTGCTGCATAGCGCGCAACTATCATGTAATGATTCAACTAGCGCATTGATCTCATCATCAACTTTGAGTTCCAATGCTTTGCGCCTAGCAATAGTTTTTTGTCGATTAACTGGTGTCATATCAAAACCCCTTTTTATATACGTTATATTTATTGCCATACTTCAAAAAGCTTTCGCATGCGCTGCACCACTTGTCACTAGCGGTGTAGCACTTGCAGTTAAAGACTCGGTTTAGCAAATCTCGATTGTAGCCTCTAGTTACTAGCCAGCCAATGATCCTATCTTTGGCTTCTTGAATTTGCTTTGGAGTACGAGGTATTATTTTCTCTGTCATTTACTCACCTCTTTCCAGCTTCAGTAGTTTCAAGATATTTTTAACATCTTGCCCCTTAAGAACTTCACGCATTGTTGGGCTTTGCATCTCTTTCTCGCGTATTTTATGCAGCATTTCCGCTTGCTTTATCACTACCTTTATTTCTCGCTGCACCTTTTCTTTATGATTAGAGTATTGCTGTCCGTGAAATTCTGATAGTTCGGTTATAAAGTTATGCATTTTGTTTTTCCTGCTCTTTTAAAAGCTCAACACCATGGTCAATAATATTTTGCAATAATTCATTATATGCAGCATCCCCAGCAGCCCTAGCAGCCCTAGCAGCATCCCCAGCAGCCCTAGCAGCAGCCCCAGCAGCCCCAGCAGCAGCCCTCTCAGCATCCCTAGAATCATCC